TGCCTATGATTACGCTTACTATGGACACACTGGACAAAAAAGAAATAATGATAACACAACACAGAGTTATGGTGCAACTTATGGAGTAGGCGATATTATAGGAGTTGCATTAGACATAGATAATTTAAAAATTTATTTTCACAAAAATGGTACATACCAAAATAGTGGTGTGCCAACGTCAGGTTCAACAGGAACAGGAGCCGCTTTCACGATAGCAAATCCATCTGTAACTGGAAGAAATTTTTACTTCCCTGCAGTTTGTTATTTCGATAGTAGCACAAATGCTACATATCATTTTAACTTTGGAAGCGGATATTTTGGTACAACTAAAATAACTTCAGCAGGATCTAATGGAAATGGATCTTTGTTTGAATACGATGTCCCAACAGGATATTATGCAATAAATACAGAAAATATAAAGGAACAATCATAATGGCAGATTATACAGCAATTAAAAACTCAACAGCACATTTTAACACTGTTACTTATTCAGGTTCTAACTCATCCCAGTCTATTACAGGAGTTGGATTCCAACCAGATTGGGTATGGATGAAACAAAGAGGTGGCACAACAGATCACAAACTAGCTGATGCTGTTAGAGGTGCAAACAAAAATATAACAAGCAATAGCAATGCGGCTGAAACAACTCACACTTATTTTACATCATTTGATAGTGATGGTTTTACTTTAGATGGAAATGTATCTGATTATAATAAAAGTGGTTTAGAATACGTTTCATGGAACTGGAAAGCAAATGGAGCTGGTTCATCAAATAGTGATGGAACTATAAGTTCTACTGTATCTGTAAATACAACAGCAGGATTTAGTATTGTTTCTTATACAGGAAATGGAACAACTGGTGCAACTGTTGGACATGGTTTAGGAGTAAAACCAAATCTTATTATTTTAAAATATCGAAATGTTGGTAGTACAAACTGGCAAGTTTATCATAGCAGTTTAGGAGCAACAAAATATTTACAATTAAACTCTAATGGAGCTTCGACAACAAGTAATACAAGATGGAATGATGTAGAACCAACTAATCAAGTATTTACACTTGGTAGTTCTGGTGATGTTAAAACTAATGGTGGACAATATATTGCTTATTGTTTTGCAGAAAAAAGAGGATTTAGTAAATTTGGAGCTTATAGTGGTTTTTCAAATACAAATGGGCCTTTTCTTTACACAGGTTTTAAACCAAAATATGTATGTATAAAATGTACAAGCACAACAGATCACTTTGTTGTAGATGATACTGCAAGATCTCCATTTAATGAAGCAAACCACACACTATATTCTAATCTATCAAATGCTGAATATACAGCAGGTGCATATGGTATTGATATTGTATCCAACGGAATTAAAATTAGAAATCTAGATGGTAATTACAGTTCAAATGGAAGAGCCTATGTTTGGTGGGCTTTTGCAGAAGAGCCATTAGTAGGAGATAATCCCGTAACAGCGAGATAATATGAGTGAAGTAAAAGTAAATAAGATAAGTCCAAGATCAGGGACAAACGTACAGCTAGGAGATAGTGGTGACACTATCACAGTGCCTACTGGTGCAACTTTAACTTTACCTTCAGCTAATATTGCAAACTCTGCGTTACAGGGTGCAGGACAAATTACAATCAATGGTCAAGCAGTGGCCCTTGGTGGATCAGTAACCATATCTACAATCGCTAGACCAACTTATAACTCAGGCCAAAGTTTTACAATTCCACCAACTACAAATACTTCTATAACTATTGCAGGAACTAATTTTCAGTCTGTGCCTATTGTTGAAGCAATAAATAATTCAACAGGTGCAATTACAAGAGCGGTAACTGTATCTTTTTCAAATTCAACTTCTATTGCAGCTGTGTTTAATTTAGCTGCAGGATCGTATTTTATTAGAATTGAAAACAATGATGGTGGTGCTGTAAGATCTACAAATGCAGATTTAACAGTGTCTACTTCACCATCTTGGTCTACATCAGCAGGATCACTTGGTACGTTTTCTGCAGGGTCAACTATCTCTGGATTGAATGTTCAAGCATCTTCTGATAGTAATGTAACAATAACTGAAACAACGTCGGTGTTGACGTCAAACTCAAATACGCCAGCAACGACTATGAATTTAACATTGTCTGGATCTCCAGCAAGCAGTGCAACATATACAATAAGTGGTACGGCACCATCGCCTACAAGCAATCAAACGTACAACTTTACATTAAGAGCAACTGATGCTGAAGGACAAACTGCTGACAGAGCATTTAGTATTACAATATCTGTTGGTGCAACAGGAGGAGGAAGATTTAACTAATGTCAGTTTTAGTACAAAGATTAGGTTTATCATCAAACAGCAGCACCACTAAATGGACATTTTCTGCATGGGTAAAAAGAAGTAGACTTGTTTCGAGTGGTAGTGAATTTATATTCTCATCAAATGGTGAAAGAACTGGAACATCAAATTATAGTTCAATATTTTTTGAAAATGATACTTTGCGTTATTATGATTACTACAATGGTGGAGCGCAAGTAAACTTAAAAACAAATAGAGTATTTAGAGATCTTAATGCTTGGTATCATATAGTTGTTAGATATGATTCAACTTTATCAACAGCAGACGATAGAATTAGATTTTATATTAATGGCGTACAAGAAACAAGCATGGCAGCTAGATCAAATGTAGCTCAAAATGATGGTAGTTTTCTTAATAGATCTGGATATGACAATTTTTTAGGAACGCAAACAAATAATTTAAGCGGTCATTTTTTAGGCACTATGAGCCATGTTCATCTTGCAGACGGTCAAAGCTATGCTCCAACAGTATTTGGTGAAACAGATGCAACGACAGGTATATGGAAAATTAATACTAATCCAACTGTAACTTATGGAACTAATGGGTTTTTTATTTTAAAAGACAACAATGTTGTCAATGATCAATCTGGTCAAGGAAATAATTTTTCAATAGGTAGTGGCACACTTACTGCTACACAAGACTGTCCGAGCAACGTATTTTGTACTTGGAACCCTCTTGCAGTTGCATCTTATGCACCGACATATTATAATGCAAATACTACAATAATGTCAGAAGGTAATAGTTGGTACGAACCTATGGCAACTTTAGGTTTCTCTAGCGGTAAATTTTATTGGGAGGCTAAACACTTAAATAATCAATATACATTTATAGGTGTTGTGGATTCTAAACATAAAAGCTACGCATCAAACTCTCATGCTTTTACAACAGGAGTAACAATTTATAGAAACGACGACGGCGGAGAAATGGTTAAAGATAATGTTTACACAACAAACGATTATGGAACTTTTAATAGTGACTCTGATGTTATGGGAATCGCTTGTGATATGGATAACAAAACAATTTCTATATATAAAAATGGTTCAGCGATAGTTTCTAATTTTGCATTAAGTACAAAAATTGAAACTGCAATACCTTATGCTAGCTTATATCAAGCAAATAACTTGGTCGAATTTAATTTTGGTGATGGAATATTTGCAACATCGGCAGTATCTAGCGCTGGAAATAATGCAAGCGGTAATGGAATATTTGAATATGACGTGCCTTCAGGGTATACTGCTTTATCAACTAAGGGGTTAAATTTATAATGGCATACACAACAATTAATAAATCTACAGATCATTTTAATACTAAACTTTATGCAGGTAATGGTTCAACACAATCTATTAGTGGAGTTGGATTTCAACCTGATTGGGTTTGGATTAAAGATAGAGATAATTCTTCTAGGTGGCATCAATTATTTGATGCTGTTAGAGGAGCTGGAAAAGTATTATATTCAAATGATGGTGCTCAACAAGGAGATGATAATACTAGATTATCTGGATTTGCTTCAGATGGTTTTTCTTTAGGAAACAGTGCTAATGTCAATAATAATGGAAACAACTACGCAGCATGGAATTGGAAAGGAAATGGTGCTGGCTCATCAAACTCAGATGGAGATATAACTTCAACAGTTTCAGCAAACACAACATCAGGATTTAGTATTGTTAAATGGACATCTAATGGTTCAAATAATGATACCGTTGGACATGGGTTAGGTGTTGCACCAAAAATAGTTCTATATAAAAGACTAGATGGTACTAATTCATGGACTTGGACATATAAATATGTTGATGATACATTAGATTATTTAATACTTGATGGTAATAATGCTAAAGCAGATTTAACTCTTGGCACTTATGGTTTTACAACATCTACAACAATTAGTAATTTAGGTTTTGGAAATACTAATGAAATGATAGCTTACTGTTTTGCAGAGAAAGTCGGCTATTCAAAATTTTCAAGTTACATTGGAAATGGGTACGCAAATGGTACATTTTGTTTCACAGGATTTAAACCAGCTTGGGTTATGACTAAAAGAACAGATAGCACAAGTAGTTGGATAATTAGAGATAATAAAAGAGATGCATTTAATCCTTCACAAACATCTTTATATGCAAACGCAGCTACTGCAGATGATACAAGTGGTGGTGCATCTTATTATATAGATTTTTTGTCTAATGGATTTAAATTTACAGGAAATGGAACTGGTTTTAATGCTTCAGGTGGCACATACATTTTTATGGCGTT